AAAATTCAGGAGAACCAGGTGAATTTACATTAGGAAATTTGCATATTAATATAGTTAGTACAATTGAATATCAGAACGACCTAATTTGCCTATAAACTGAATCATAAACATATTTATATTAAATTACTATATATTATATGTTGAATGATACAATAACTTCTATAGAAGAAGATGATCTGGATATTAATTGGTATCCGGATTCTTCATTTTAAAGGAAAGGCTGTTTAGATGAGTCTAATCGATTTACAAAAAAAAATAGGAACAACTGCTGATGGGCAATTTGGACCTGGAACATTAAAGGCAGCCGCTGCTTTTTTTAAACTATCACCCGAGAGAGCCGCACATTTCTTCGGACAATGTTCGCATGAAACTGGCGAGTTTAAATTATTTGAAGAAAACCTCAATTATAGTGCCGATGGTTTGAAACGAATATTTAGTAAGTATTTTCCGGCAGATGCGACGGCACTAGGATATTCCAGAAAACCAGAAAAAATAGCAAACCGTGTCTATTCTAATAGAATGGGAAATGGTAATGAGGCGTCTGGTGATGGTTGGAAATTTAGAGGTAGAGGTGCTCTTCAGACAACGGGTAAGGATAATTATAAACAATTAGCAGAACATGTTAAAAATCCTGAAATACTAACAAACCCCGATCTAGTTGAAACTACATATGCATTTGAAGCAGCTTTGTTTTATTTTGATAGAAATGGTTTATGGAAATATTGTGATGTTGTCGACGATGCTCACATTTTAAAAGTAACTAAAGCAGTTAACGGCGGTACTAATGGTTTAGACCATCGTAATAAGATAACAAAGAAATACTACGGATACTTTTCAAAATGAAATATATAACTTTATTTGCCGCAACAATAATCACATTCTTTTCTCCAATCGCAGGAATGGTTTTAACTTTGTTATGTTTTATTAGTGCTGACACCGTAGTAGGAATTTATGCCACTATTAAATTGTATGGAATCAAATCATTTCGTAGCACAAAACTATTCAATTCAGTAGTTAAAACATTCTTTTATATTGCTGCTGTAATGACAATGTATGCAGTTGATGTATTTGTATTAGGTGGTACCTTGCTTGGATTGAAACATGCACTAAGTAAAATATTCTGTGTATTCTTCATGTATATCGAATTTAAAAGTATTGATGAAACCTCAATGAAACTAGGTAATCCATCCGTGTGGGTAATATTTAAAGAATTAGTAAATAAACTTCAACGCATCAAAAAAGATATTAAAGAAATTAAAGAATGATTGTTTTCTAATGTATTATTTTATATAATATAGTATGAATTATAAATATATAATGTTATCTATACTAATTTTCCTGCTAGGGCAAATTGTAGTATGGATTCAAGTAAATGGTCCGATCTTATGGGACTGGGCCAAATCATATAAATTCTTATTAATGCTATTAGGCGTACCGATAACATGGATGTTCATGGAAGCAACTCGGTACGCTGTTTTAGGTTTTAACGGGCAATTTTGGCCGGGTAGGTTTCTATCATTCACAGCAGGTATATTCATTTTTACTATAATGACATATATATTTCGTGCTGAGGCAATCACAATCAAAACGGCAATATCATTATGTTTAGCATTATCATTGATATTAGTCCAGATCTTTTGGAAATAATCATATTTATATTAAATGGATAATATGATTAACGAATACCAAACACATAACACACTTAATCCTGTAATATGGGACGGTGATTCCTTAAAACCAGATCTACGTAAACACTTATTAAATATAGCTAAACATTTCATTGAGTTCTTAGAATTAGATTTAACTGTTAGAGATATATTAATAATTGGTTCTAATGCTAATTATAATTGGTCAGACAATTCAGATATCGATTTGCATGTTGTAGTTAATTACAAAGCAATAAATCATTCAATACCATTAGTTACTGGTTATATGCAGGCTAAAAAGAGTATATGGATGTCCAATTATCCACTTAAATATAAAAACATTCCAATTGAATTGTATGCACAGGATTCAAATGAAGCACTTGGAGCAACGGTTGGAGTATTTTCATTAACTAAAAACAAATGGTTAAATAAACCAAATCCGCAACAAATTACAGTTGATGATGATGCAATATGGTTTAAAGCTCAACCATTTGAATATGAGATAAACAAATTAAATCCATCGGATAAGAAATTCAGTTTAAAGATACGAAGTATACTAACTAGATTGCAGCATTTAAGAAAAGCTGGATTAGGTAATCAAGGAGAATATTCAATTGAAAATTTAGCATATAAACATTTAAGATCACATGGCTATATTGATAAACTAAAAACTATGTTACAACAAAGTACAATGGCAGATATGATACCAGAATGCACTGAACTAACTAACCATGTGAGTGGTGCTAAGTTGCTAGATGGCAATGATTGGCAAACTATTATTACTAGATATGCAGCTGTTGTAGACCCTAGGGGACAATGGGATCATCCAGGTAAATGTACCATGATACCAACTACCGATGGTGCTATAACAATGCACGGAGTTGATTTTCCTGTATTTGGTACCGATGAAACAGGTCATAGCATAATGATGGAACCAAATCAAACATATCAATATCCAGGTAAAAACATATTCGAAATACCACATACAGCACAATATCAAACATTATTAATACAATTGCAAAATGCAATTAAAAATGGAACACGTTATGAGTAATAGTAAAGGATTAGGCGACGATATTAAAAAAATAACATCATTAACTAGATTAGATCAATTAACAGAAAAGATTGCTGAGTTATTGAATATGGATTGTAAATGTGACGATCGACAGGAATGGCTTAATGAAAAAACAAAAAATTGGTCAGTATATAAAAAGAAAGAACAAAAATGAAAAATTTAAGTAAAGAACAAGTATTAGGAATAGTTAGACACGTATTAACATTTGCAGGTGGTATTGTATTAACACAGGGTCTTGTTGATCAAACAATATTAGATACTTTAATTGGTAGTTCAATCACATTAATCGGTGCAATTTGGTCAATTGTAACAAAAAGAAAATAAGTATGAAACTAACAAATTACATGTTTTTTCAAAATCTAAAAACAATTCATCATGCAGTTGGTGAATTATTAGAAATGGATCCACATAAAGTAGACCAATTATTAAACAATGGACATGCATGGGCTGTAGATCATATATCGACATCTGCTGATGATGTAGAAGAAGTATATCATTGTTTAACAAGCACCGACGGGTTTGATCATTCAGATGAATATAATTCACAGAAACCACAATTTATTCCAGCTGATTTTAAAAATCATTTAAAAGGTATGGTAGCTGAACGTATCGAACATCGCGATGGTAAATGGGTTGTTAAACCTAAAACAGGTAATCATATACTAGGTACTCATCCTACTAAGAAAGATGCACTTAAACAATTAGCAGCAATTGAAATAAATAAACATACGAGATAAATAAATGTCATTTTTAAATAGTAATATACCAACACTTACATGTTATATTCGTAATGAGTTTTTATTCAATCAAGAAACCGGACATGGTGAATTTACATTAGCCGATGTGCATAGTGTAGCATCTATAGAAAAAAGAACTCCACTATTCGAAGCATTTCTAGAAAATGGAGTCAATTGGACTAGAAGACCAATACATGCATTTGTCTGGAAAAAAGATGCAGAAAAACTACCATTAACTGAACATGTATATTGGGACTGTTTTAGTTCATATATAGATGTACATGTACGTGAAAGATTATCCGGACTACGAGCGGATTTGATATCGCTATCTAATGTTAAACGACAAGGAACATATCTTTTTACATTGGATTGGTCGCATGCGGATCGTAATATGATAGACACTAATTTTTCAGAAACACCCGAACATAAATGTGGTCATGTATTTAAAATGGATAATGGTAACTATTTTATATATCCAAACAATCGTATCATATGGATGGATAAAGCATGGACATATAACCGAATAGATAAAAATCCTGGTTATAAAATAGATATGACAATTTATAGTGTAGAAAATCAATATGGATATGAAACTGATTATTCTTATATGACAGAATTTAAACCAGATATTAAATCTAAATAATATTTATTAGTAAAAGATAATTAGCATGATAAAATTAAAATCTATATTATTTGAACAAGCGGTTAACTCGAAACTAGCAACAGTTATTAAAGGCTTTGAAAATAACAAATCATATTCGCCAGGCGGATGGGATCCAATTAAGAAACGTTGGTATCCGCATCCTAGTCCTGAAGGCGGGCTAAAAACAATTGCATTTGGACATAAGTGTAAAACAGCACAAGAACAAGCAGATTTTGAAAGAACAGGATTATCTGATGCCGAAGCAAATGCATTGTTGCAAAATGATATGAAAGATGCTGAAGCTAAAGCAAAACGATTAGTTCAAACATATGATACGGTACCGGTTGCAACACAACAAGCTCTTATCAATGCATGTTATAGAGGTGAATTAGGTACAAGTAAAACTCCGACTACATTAAAATTAATGAATCAAGGCAAATGGGCAGCTGCAGCTCGCGAATATTTGAATCATTTAGAATATCAAAATGCTAGTGCGGATTCGACTGTTAGACGAAGAATGGAGTGGAATGCTGCTAGATTTAGCAATGTAACAAAAGTTAAACAACCGGTTGATTCAGCAGCAGATGGTGATGTGATTGGTAAAGTATTGTATCCTCGTAAAACATCGGCATATGACTATGCAACAGTAAGAACATCCCCAGAAGTGAATACTGGATTAATTAATAATGAACAAACTAAAATAACGTGGCCAAATCCAATTGGTATTGTTGATGGTAGTACTAAGGTTGGTATGAATACCTGGTACCGAGTACGATTAGGAAATGGTGTAGGTAATGGATCTGGTATGGGTTGGGTTCGATATGATGTAGTAACCACTGACAAAAATGCTAAGTTTCAGTAATATTTGGATTGTATAATAAAATTTATTATATTATAAATAAAAAGGGATATGGTGAAAGATAATTATATAGATGATGTATTTTTAAGTGTCGTTAATCATATGACAACTAAAAACTGGCAGTGGCCTAGTAATTGGGATGAACAAAGAAAAATAGATTTTGTTGATCAGAGTATTACCTGGGCCGAAGAACGTGAGTATTATGAACAATGTGCTATATTACAAAATGTCAGAAAAAAAATCACCAAGTAAAAAAGGCAAATATCAAGTAATGCTGCTTGATGATGATTCTGTTTCATTTGAACATGTTATAGAATGCTTAATGGAGATTTGTGGTCACAACTACTACCAAGCAGGTCAATGTGCTACAATAACGCATAACCGCGGACAATGTTCGATATTTGTTGATACATATGACGAATGTATGGAAGTGTTTGAAGAGCTGTTAGATGAAGAAATAAAAACGGTAATACAAAAATATAAAATAATACATGATGATAAAAAAACTAATAAATAAAATACGATCTATTAGGATTGCATTACTACATGCTCGTTACCACCGAAATTTAAAAAAGGCAGTTTATATTCAAGAACACGGCCATGGGTTAGAACGATTTAAAAAATACATATATCGATCTGAGGATGCTTGGCGTAAAATGGTTACATTAACAGAAAAACAAAAATAAGTTATGGGTAAAAAATCAGCACACACGGGTCTATCACCAAAGGATAGATCGATTAATATAATGGATAAATTCATATCCAGAAATATTGCAAAAGCAAAACATCAACCAGTACTACCAGGTAGACGTAAAGATCCAAATATTCCAATTCATATGTGGCCATTAAAAGACCAATTGGCTTATTGGGAAAATCGCACAATGGATGATGAGTTTCAATCTACATATAAAACATATGCAACATGGTATGAAGCTGTGAAAACTATATCAACTGTATATCATTCTACATTTATTTCATTGACACATGATAAAAAAGAACAAATGCACGCACTATACGATATGTATACATGGCCTAAAGCAGCAATCAGGGAGTTACAAAAATTAGGAGTATATTAATGGATACTGATTCTAAACCAGCATATAAGTATGTATATGGTATTGGTAAGCAACCATTAAACATATCAGAGTCAGAGTTACGCTATGCAATTGAACATACAAAGTCAAATGCAGAGGCTGCTCGATTTCTTAAGATATCATTTACTACTTATAAAAAATATGCAAAACTATATGTAGATCGAGATACCGATAAGACATTATACGATTTGCATAAAAATCAAGCTGGTGTTGGAATTAAAAAGGATGTTTTCACTGCTCTAAATGGTCCATATTCAATTGACACTATATTAGAAGGAAAACATCCAAATTATCCAAAATGGAAATTACGCAATAGATTATTACAATTGGGTATGTTACCTGAGGAATGTAATTGCTGTGGATATTCAGAAAGAAGGATTACTGATGATACGGTACCATTGCTATTAGATACAATTGATGGTGATGAAACTAATTTACGATTTGAAAATATACAAATGCTTTGTTTAAATTGTTACTATCAACAAACAGGTAATCCATTTAACAAAGATAGAGAAACATTCTGGAATTATAATTTAATGGACTGATATTTATTAATATGATACGATTAAAACATATACTAGAACAGACATTCATTGGTAGAGATAATGTAATAAGAACAGCGTATGCTCAGATTGTTAATGCAGCATCTGGACTAGGTACTGACCCGGATGCAATTGTAGCTGCAATTGGTTTATTAAAAACACCTACGGAATTTGCACAATTATTAACACTATTCAAAAACAAAAAAACTGGATATAGTGATTTTGTTACTATGATAAATGGCGAATATGACCAATTAAATTATAATGATATAGTTAAACTAATTAACAAATTAAAATCTATAGGTGTCAACTCAACGTTTGCTAGTGGCAAAAATGGATATGGACAATCGATATTCACCGGAAAATTTCAAATTACATATATACCATCAGATTCTGAATTTAAAATACCAATTACAAAAATAAATAGTGCATGTAAAACTAAATGGAATAATGTATTACCTAAAGCTGTTGCTTTTTGGCGAAATTGGTTAAAAGATCCGATAACTCGTGAAAAAGTAAAAAACAATTGGACAGATAAGAAATATGCTGCAGCTAATAACACTTTAACAGTTGCAGATGCTTTTGCTAGTTATGAGAATTCGTTATCCAAATTACGATTAATATTTTATGATAATACAATGGCCATGGTAGGGAATCGACGCACATATCCTGATGCATATGCATTCGTATCCACCGATGATAATTATAATGTTTATATAAATTGTTCACAAAATGACCCCGATCCATATGCTACGTTGATACATGAAATACAACATATCATATATAATATTAAACCATTAAATCCAGCTAAAAAAATAAGAGATGCATTTGTAACTAATAAAACCGTTAAACAAACTACACAGCAGATTCAGTCATCACTCCCAGCTAAAAATACTAAAATAAGTTCTTACGTTGAAATTATTAAGAATACTGCTACAAAATTAGGAATTGATGATAGCTACTTGAGGTATTGGAAAAATACTGCATTAGAAAATAAAAAAAGTAGTAGAGATCCATATTATATTTGTAGAGAAACTGAAAAAATGTCGAACATCATGTCGATTAGAAAAACATTAAACATAAAACCAGGCAGCGTTATAACATATAATATGTTGAAACCGTATATTATG